GGCGATTCCTACGTCTCATGTGTTGACCCTGGCACCACTCTGACGCTCGATATTGGCACTTCCGCCAATGGAGACGTTTACGCAGATGGCATCGTCCTTTCTGCTGGTGGAACGGTCACCTTTGGATCTACCGTTGCCGGCACCGCTGGCGACTTGGCCTTTGCCGCGACCACTGACAACACTGCTGTTATCGTCACGCTGGCATCTGCTGGCACCGTGACCGCTGGCGTAGTTCTCTACTTCACGGTTTCCTATTGGGACTTTAACTGATTCTCCCGTGTGTGTTGGTTCGGGAGGCTCCTGTTTATTTGGGAGCCTCCTTTTTTCTTGAAACCTTATGGCCGCAAACGCTACCGAAATCGCCTCTCTCGCTATCTCCCATTTAGGCGGGACGGCTCTTACATCTCTCACCGCTGACGTGACTCAGCAGGCTAAGAGTGTTCGTAAATGGTATAACCCAGACGGAGGGACGGCGGTTTATACTGCCCTCGATGAGATCCTTCGCGCCCATCCGTGGAATTTTGCCACCAAGCGCAAGCGGCAAACGATCACCTATCACACGCTGGCAGGCTCAGCCGTCACCGATTCCAGCGGCTTAATTAAGATCACTCATGCCGGCCATGGGTTCAGCACGGGAGACCGCGTTTATGTCAAGGATGTTGAAGGCGTCACCGTGGCGAACGGTCAATGGTATGTCACCGTAAGCGGCAACGATTTTACTTTGGATGGCTCTGTATTCGCTGGCACCTACACAAGCGGCACAGGCAAAGTCGTGAAGATTCCTCAGTTTGCCTACTCATTCGCGCATACCACCCCGAGCGACTGCCTTCGCCCATTGTCGATCAATGCGGACGGCGGACAGAATGAGGACGACGGAAACGATTTCCTTTTTGAGCAAGGCTTAATCCTTTGTGAGTCGGAGACAATCAACCTGAAATACATCGCTAGGATCACAGACGTAACACAATACCCGTCTGATTTTGTGACAGCGTTCTCCTACCTCATCGCCTCCTACATCGCGCAAGATACCGCAGGCGCTACGGGCCGAGGATCTGAGATGCGTCAATTCTACTCTAAAGCCATCGTTCCAGAGGTGAAATCACGCGATTCCAACGAAGGCAAGGGGCGAAGGATTCCACCTTTTGAGGATTCTCAGCTTGTATCTGCACGCATGGGAGGACGCTTCTAATGGGACAGTTTCAAACAATCAAAGCCGTGATGAATGGCGGAATCATGACGCCAATCATGGATGGCCGCACCGATTCTCAGAAATATGATACAGGCTTTCGAGTGCTTGAGAACTTCTTGCCTCGCTCTTATGGCGGCATCTTTAAACGTCCTGGGACTAAGCTAGGCACAGCCAGCTCTGATGTTACTGGATGCCTCCGAGTAATTGGAATCAAGCGCGCAGTCGGCACGAATTTCATTCTGGCCTTTCACGTCAACAAAATCAACGTTTGGTCATATTCCGGCACTTCCTTTTCTCTCACCACCACACTAACAACGACTTACACGGCGTCGGAAATCTTCGCCTTACACTGGGTTACGCTGAATGACATCACTTGGTTAACTGTTGGCACGCAGCATCCAAAGCAGGTTATCCGCGCCAGTAGCGGAACGTGGAGCTTTGTCGATGTGCCGTTTCAGTTTGCGCCTGCGCTTGATCCCCCAAAGGACGGCGTAACGATGATGATTGACTACGACGCTAACGACTGGGTGACCTTAACAAGCTACGCAGTCGGCGCTTTCGTTTTGTATCTAAACGATCTTTATCGCTGCAAGACTGCCAACTCAGACGCCGCTTTCACGGTCGCCAAGTGGGACAAAGCAACCTATCGCTCAAGCTGGAACGTTGGGCAGGCTTATGTAGCTGGTGACGTGGCAGAATACTTCGGCAGTAATTATTTTTGCATTACCGCCAACACGGCCACAACTGCCAACCGTCCAGGCGTCGGCGCTCAATGGGTGTTGATTTCAATCACTGATTATCGACTCATTGCCAGTGCTGCGACGTTCTTTAGTGAAGACGTTGGCTCAACGTGGCTGCTCTCTCCAGGTTCAAGCAATCGCATTGCTTCCGAGCCAATCACGGCGGCAATCGGAACAATCACAAGCGCGGCGGTCTTCATTCAAGGCTCGTATCTTGCGCGGACTAACTGGGCGGCTGGCGCGTCTCCGAATCAATGCACTCTCCAGCTTCAAGAGTCGCTGGATCGGATGAACTTCACAACGGTTCGGGAATGGTATGTAAGCGGCTCGCAAGAGGGAACGATTAGCTATACCTCCGAAGCTCCGAACACGGGCGCTTGGTATCGCTGGGTATCTATCAAAGCAAGCGCAACAGGCAGCGGGACGATGACCATTGAGCCATCGAGCGGAAAGCTTGACGTTCCTTTTAAAATTGAAAGCTTTGTTTCATCCACGCAGGTTCGCGGCATTCCAAAGCTTACCGTTGATTCATTGATTCCCAATGAAGTTATTGGCTTTACCTTTCCAGTTTGGCGCAGGGGCGCATTTTCCGCATATAGCGGCTACCCCAAAACGTGCGCCTTCCACGATAACCGCTTTTTCTTTGCCAATACGGAAACGGAACCAACGCGCATTTGGGCTAGTCAGATTGATGATTTCTATACGTTCCTGACTGGCTCGCTTGATACATCCGCGCTTGATACGTCACCCGCCAGCACTCAATCGAATGACATTCAATGGTTATGCAGCTTCAAGAGAACGCTCGTAATCGGCACGGCATCCGAAGAATGGACCATGGACAGCGGCGACACTGACAGCGCTTTGACGCCATCGAATGCAAGGCTAAGGCGTTGGAGCCACTACGGGTCTGGACCGCTTCAACCCGTCATTTCTGGCGATGGCTTGCTATGGTTGACGCGTGATAATCGCCTTCGTGAGTTTGCCTACGTCTTTGAGCGTGATGGATATTCAGCGCCGGAGATGTCGCTGCTGGCTGAGCATATCCCTGGGCTTTCCGGTGGCGTCACTGATATGATTGTTACTCAATCGCCTGATCCTACTGTTTGGATGGTTCATTCTGGCGGAGAGCTTTCGAGCTTTATTTATGACCGCGAGAACAACGTGACGGCGTGGGCCTCTCATAACTTCGGCAGTGGTAGCCGTGAGATCAAAGGGATTTGTGCAATTTTCGGCAATGATGGGGCGGGTAACGAGCTTCCTGGTGACTCGCTGATTATGCTCTTTAACAATGACGCTGGCGCTTTTTCTTTGGAGTCGATTCACGGAACGGCGATGCTAGCGGCTTTGACATCCTACGCGCCTACTTATGTCAATACTGGAATGCTTAGCCCTGGCTGTTTCTGTGATTCGTGGAAGCTGATAACAGGCACGCACAGCGCAGGGCAAACGACGTTTATCGTTGGCAGCCATCTTGACGGTGAGAAGGTGGTATTCACAAAGAGAACCGATAACACGACCATTCTTAATTCAGACGGCAGCCCACTGGAGGTCACCGTCTCGGGCGGCAACGCTGTTGTGACTGGCGATTACAGCTCAGGCTCCTACATCGTCGGCGTTCCCTACTCCGCATTTGCGACACCTAATCGCTTTGAGATCACGACGCAGACAGGCACCGCGCAGTTGAACAAATGGAAAATCGCACGCGTAGCCTTCCGACTGTTTCAATCGAAATACGGAAACGTCATGCCTCGCGCCACTCAGACGGGAGACTTCCTTGATGCTGATTTCAGCGATGCCACGGCGATTCAATACGACGGCATGAACGAGTTTCCACTCTCCACGGTCTTGCTTCGGAATTATAACACTCTTCCAACGAAAACAGGCCAGACGAAGGTGCAACCAATGGGCAGCGACTGGGATAACTGTGCTGACGTGACTATTGCTTCACGGCATCCTTGGCCGTTTAACGTGCTGGCATTGCTGGCAGATGTTGAAGTCGATGGCATTTCCGGCGCTTGATTTTATCAAATTGTGATGAATTGATAGCAAATCATCACATGACCATTCGCGCCTACACTCCCGCCGACTTTGACACCGTGGCAGCATGGGCGAAAGCTCGCGACATGGCGCTGATCCCGCAGCTGCTCAGTCCTAACGGGTTTCTAGTCGAGGATGACGACGGGCCTTTGATGGTCTGTTTTGTCTATCTCGTCTTTGACTGCCCTTTTGTATTCATGGATCATCTCTTTAGCCGTCCAAACTCGTCACTGAAAGCCAGCCTGAAAGCGTGGGCGATGATCTGGCGAACGACGAAAACATTCCTATCAAATTTGAGAGATTGCAATGGCGAGCCGATAAGCTATAAATTTGTCCGTAATTTCTGCCGCCCCGAACTGGCTCGTCTCATTAAAAAGGACGGCTGGCACTTGGCGGACAGGCCATCCCTGCAAGTCATTTATGCGCTCTGAACATCTCGATTACCTACCACTTTACGAAGGCGGACCGATGCGCGGCTATCGCGCCACTCGTCCGCCGTGCAATGAAATTGTGTCAACCGTCCTGCTTGTCGGCGCCTCTCTCGCGGGAACTTACATGTCCTACGAGTCCGCGCAGACAGCAGCAAAACAGTCTGAATACAACGCGCAAGCCCAATCCGACGCCATCGGAGCAGAGCAGAGGCGGCAGGCGGCGGAGAATGCCGAAAATCAACGGCGCGCAGTTCAAGAGCAACGTCGATTCCGTGCGTCCCAGTTGGCAGCGATGGCGGGCAATGGTGCGATGCTCGGCACTGGTTCAAGCT